AGGCCGAGTTTGAAGCGCTCTATGCAGGCGGGAAAAACAGCGGAAAGACAGCGATTCTGGAGGAGGACATGACCTGGAAGCAGGTCGAGTTTAACGCTCAGGAGTCGGAGTATCTCGCCGGGCGGAAACTAACCCGAGAAGAATGCGCGCGAGCCTATCATATTCCGCTCCCAATGGTTGGCATCCTGGACCATGCGACATTCAGCAACATCAAAGAGCAGCATAAGAACCTCTACCAGGATGCACTGGGGCCCTGGCTGCGCATGATCGAGGAAGATATCGGCCTGCAGCTTCTTCCTGAGTTCGAGGATACCGACGGCGTCTATTGCGAATTCAACATCAAGGAGAAGCTCGCCGGATCATTTGAGGAGCAGACTACGGCATTGCAGAGCGCCGTGGGGCGGCCGTGGATGACAGCGAACGAGGCCCGGGCCCGGCAGAATCTACCAAGCCTAGAGGGCGGGGACACATTGGTGACGCCATTGAATGTGCTGATTGGCGGGCAGGCAAGCCCTCGGGATAGCGCGCCTGAGCAAAGGAGCAAAGCGATAGAGGGGCCCGAGCAGAAGGCGGCGCTGGACGTGCACAACCAGGAGCTGCGGGAGCGGCATGAGGAGAAATGGCGGCAGGTCCTGGCGCGCCACTACCGCCGGCAGGAGGCCGCGATCGTGAGCCGGATCCCGGAGGCCGCGGGCAGGAAGCCGGATGGTGTCAAGATCGTGATCGGCGACATCTGGTATGACGACGAACGCTGGGCCAATGAGCTGCGCGACGACCTTCTTCCGATGAACACATTGACTGCACAGACGTGGGCGGAGCTGACGGTCGGCGCCCTGGAGGCCGACGTCGACGTCGATGAGATGGAGCGGCGCATGCAGCCGTGGCTCGAGGAGCACAGCCGCGTGCAGGCTGCCTACATCAACGATTTCACGCGAGAGCGGCTTGAGGATGCGCTGCGGGAGCCGGAGCCGCGGCAGGCGGTGAAAGATTTATTCGCGCAGGCGGTCAGCGTCTGGGCGGTGCGTGAGGCCATGAGCGCCGTCACGACCGCGATCAATTTTGGCGCCGTCGAGGGGGCCTCCGCATCTGGATTGCGCACGAAGACCTGGCAGGTCAACAGCTCGAATCCGCGGCCGGATCATGCCGCATTGAACGGCGTGACGGTCGGGATCCGTGAGACGTTCCCGAACGGCCTGCGCTGGCCTGGGGATCCGCGGGGTTCGGCGGAACAGAACGCGAATTGTCAATGCACGGTGAGGTTCAGCGAATGAGCAAGAGCGCGCTCGAAGCGAAATTCGCGTTGGCCTGGCGGATGCTTGGGCCGTCCGAACCCGAGATCGTGCATGAGCACGTCTTTCATCCGGATCGGCGCTGGCGGTTTGATTTCGCCTTCCCGGATGCGAAGCTCGCCGTCGAGATCGACGGAGGGCAGTGGGCACCGCACGGCGGCCGCCACAGCCGCGACAGCGACCGCGAAAAACTGAATGCCGCGGCGGTCCTCGGGTGGCGCGTGCTGCGCTACAGCGGCACGATGCTCAAGGATCCGGAGAGTGTGGTGGCCGAGATTGTGGTTGCCTTGGAGGGCAAGGATGCCGTGGACGTATGACAACCCGCCGGCCGTCGCGGAGAACTGGACGGAAGCCGAACGGCGCCGCTGCGTCGACGCCGCCAACGCCGTCCTCGAAGGAGGCGGCTCAGATGAAGAAGCGATTTATGCATGCATCGCGGCTGCAGGTAAGGCCCGTGTGCATTACGGGCAAGGAGGAGCGATGGCGAGGAAGACGTTTCATGCGCCGATTGTGCTGAAAGAGGATGGCGAGGACGGGACGTTCAAGTCCGTTTTCGCGCAGTTCAACGTGATCGATCACGACGGCGACGTCACCCAGCCGGGCGCGTTCCGGGATGGGGCCGAAACTGTGGTCGAGGGATGGAATCATGATTGGGGCCTTCCTGTCGGAAAGGGGGTGATCCATTCTAACGAGCGTGAGGCTTGGATCGAAGGGAAATTCTTCCTCGATACGGCCCAGGGTAAGGATCATTACCTGACGCTCAAGAACCTCGAGGGGCTCGAGGAATGGTCATATACCTTCGACATCGAGGCGGCCGAGGCCGGTGAATTTGATGGCGAGCGGGTCCGGTTCCTCAAGCGCCTGGATGTGTGGGGTGTGGCGCCGGTCACGCGCGGCGCCGGGATTGGCACGCGGACGGTTACGCTGAAAGCGGCTCCTCAATTGACTGAAGACGAGATCGTTCGTCTCAAGGCATTAGCATGCGACGGCGCGAAAGGCGCGATCGGATCGCACTCAACACCGACGACCGATGCCGCGTGGGACGGCCCGGCGAATGAGACGCGGGTTAGAAGCGGAGAGGATTTGGCTTACTATCGCCGCATCTATGCCTGGCGTGACCCCGACGGTGATCCCGAGGTCAAGTCGACGTATAAATTCATTCATCACATGGTGGACGGCGATGGCAATCCCGGGGCGGCCAACATTCGGGCCTGCCAGACGGGTATCGGTGTATTGAACGGCGGACGGGGTGGCACGACCATTCCCGACGCCGATCGGAAGGGCGTCTACAACCATCTGGCAAAACATCTGCGCGATGCAGATGTAGAGCCGCCAGAATTGAAGATCAGAGGTAGTGACTCAGAGGGCGGTGAAGGCGAGGTCGGAACGGATGGCGAGCCATCCGGTGACGATAAGCCGAGCGGCGTTCCTCCGAGTGTGATAGGAATTCAGATTGACATCATGCAACTGGAGGAATGAGAGATGGATCTCAAAGAGAAGCTGAACGGATTGCTGACGCAGGCGAGGGATCTCGCCGCGAAGGCAGAAGAGGAAAAGCGCGACTTCACTGCCGATGAGCGGCAGAAGGTCGCCAACCTCCTTGAGGAGGCCGGGAAGGTCAAGGGCCAAATCAAGGAGGCGAAACAGGACGCCGAGCTACGCGAGCAGATCGACGCGCTGAGCGCCGAGTTTGCCGCGCAGAAGGGCGAGGAACCGGAGCCCGGTAAAGCTGCGCCGCAGGGGACGCTGGGCGAGCGGTTTGTCAAGTCCGCCGCCTTCCAGGCGTGGATGAAGCAGATCGCGCCGAACGGACGCATCCCTGATGGAGCCCGCGGGCTGATCTCGCCTCCGGTCGAGTTCAAGCGGCTCTTCCCGAGCCGTAAGGACCTGGTGACCGGAGCGAGTGAAACCTCGGCTGGGGCATTCGTGCAGACCGATTATACGGGGATCTATGAGCCGTTGGGTCGGTATGCGCTGAATATCCTGGACGCCATCAGCCGCCGGCAGACCACGAGTGATCTCGTGGAATTCGTGCGGCAGACGGCCCGGGTCCAGGAGGCGACGCCCGTCGCTGAGGCCAACGTCACCGACTCCGACAGCACCGCGACCGGAGCGGTGACCGGAGAGAAGCCCGAGGGCGCGGTCGGTTTCGAGAAGGTCCAGGAAGCGGTCAAGACCATCGCGGTCTGGATCCCCGCGACAAAGCGCGCGCTGAGCGACGCCGCGCAGATCCGCGGGATCATCGATCAAGAGCTGCGGGATGACCTCATGGAGGAGCTCGAGGATCAGATCGTGAACGGCGACGGCGTTGGGGAGAACTTCACCGGGATCCTCAACACCGCCGGTATCCTGGCCCAGGCGTGGAACACGGATCTGCTCACTACAGCCCGCCAGGCCATCACGACCCTCGAGGTCACCGGGCGAGCGTCTCCGACAGCGTGGATGCTGCATCCGTCGGACTGGGAGACGGTCGAGTTGCTGCAGGATGACAACGGCCGCTACTACTTCGCCGGCCCGCAACAGCGCGGCCCGCGGACTTTGTGGGGCGTGCCGGTCGTCACGAGCCAGACAATCACCCAGGGCACCGGTCTCCTGGGCGACTTCCGCAAGGCAGTCCTCTGGGACCGTGAGGCGGCCTCGATCCAGGTGAGCGATAGCCATGCCGACTTCTTCATCCGCAATATGGTCGCGATCCTGGCTGAGATGCGCGCAGCCTTTGGGCTGATCCGCCCAAGCGCGTTCATCGAGATCGATCTCGAGAGCGGTAGCTAAAGCATGTCGTAGGGGCGCAGCATGCTGCGCCCCTACCACGGAACAACGGAGCTAACTATGGCGCTGCGTGTCAACGTCGTATGCCGTAATCCGCATGACGATCGGGTGATCCCGCGCTTCAGCCGGTATCTCGCCGAGCGTCTCGGCTGGACGTTGACCGCAGCGCCAGAGCCGGGCCATGACGCAGTTTATCTGAGCGCCTACTTCGAGACCCAGAAATGCAAGACCTGGCCCGAGGTCCCGGTCGCGGCCTACTTCACCCATTACGAAACGGACCCGCCGGGCAATGCCAAGGCCAAGCTCTTCGACAAAGTCGCGGGGCAGGTCGACCTGCGCATCGCGACGGCCAAAATGTATGCGGACTATCTCGATCAATTCGGGCCGGCAGTGCAGGTGCATCCGCCGGTGGAGCGGGACCGATTCACGATCCCGAAATACGGCCCGAGCCGTCGATTGGTCGCCGGATTCAGCGGCTTCTCCTATCGCAATGGGCGCAAAGGCGAGGATCTCGCCACAGAGCTGGTCCGCTCGCCGGTGGGCCAGAAACTCGATTGGAGAGCCTCCGGCAGGGGCTGGCCGGTGCATACAGAGCGCCTTTCCTGGAAGCAGATGCCGGGATTCATCCAGGGCCTCGACATTCTGGTCTGTACGTCGCTCGTGGAGGGCGTTCCAATGCCGCCCCTGGAGGCCCTGAGCTGCGGGGTAAGCATCGTTGTGCCCCGGGAGGTGGGGCTGCTCGACGAGCTGCCCGACGTCCTGGGCATTCACCGCTATAAGTGCGGCGATGTCGGCTCGCTGATCAAGGCGCTCATGAAAGCCATTGCGGTGCGCGGCGAGGTCGATCGCGAAGCGCTACGCGCGGTCACGGAGCCCTATTCGATCGAGAATTGGTGCGCGGAGCATGAGAGCGCCATCGGTAATCTACTGAATGCTGTGGATGGAGGTATGGTGAGCAGACGACATCAGAGATCCAGTGCAGCGCAATACCGACCGGCGAAGATCGCGCCGCGGCCGGATCCAGTCGACCGGGGCACCGCCAGCACGCGCGGCATCTACTGCGTCGCGTTTGGCGACCCGGCGCGCGGCTGCGCTTTGGAAATGATGCAGACGGCCAAGAAACACATGCCCGATGTGCCCATCGCACTCTGCAGCGATCGCAAGATCGGGCCCGAGGATGTGCTGATCGTCGAGCCGGATTCGGATATCGGCGGCCGGCGCGCGAAGTTGAAGGCATATGAACTGGCTCCGGCCGAGTGGGAGAGCGTGCTCTACCTGGACGCCGACACCGAGATCGTGGCCGACGTCTCCTTCTTCTTCGAGCTGATTGAGGATGGCTGGGAGTTTGTCATCTGCAAGGATCCGCATCTGATGGATACGATGCACAGCTTCCGGCGCAAGGGTAATACTCCTGAGCTCAATGCGACTGAGCAGGCCGTCTATACGCTGCACACGCTCCAATATAATGGCGGGGTGTGGGCATTCGGGCGCAATGCTAAGATCAAATGCTTCTTCGAGCGCTGGTTGGCTGAGTGGGAGACCTATGCGGGCCGCGACCAGGGCGCGCTGATCCGCGCCATGTACACCGAGCCGCTAAAAGTGTATTTGCTCGGCAATGAGTGGAACACCTTTGAGAAGTATACCAGGGGCATCAAGACCGCAGGTATTATGCACTATCCGGGCAAAGCGCGCCGCTGGCGCGGACAGATCCCGGGCCGGATCGACAGCGACGCGGCGTGGAAAGCCGTGGAAAGGTTCGAGGCGAGACGTGGCTGAGAAACGCGCCTTCATTGTGATAGGTCCGGAGAGTTCCGGCACGAAGTTCCTGACGAAGCTTTTTTTGAAGTCAGGATGTGAAGGAGACCCTTGGCATGAGCAGCGGCTTGATCATCACGATCCGGATACTGATTTGATCGTTCTACGGCGCAGCTATCCGTACGGCGATGAGTGGCCAGATCTCAATGCGATCGTGGAGCGATTCGCGAACCTGGGCTATGACGTACGAGTGATCATCATCATCCGATCTATGCAATTCACGCTGGCGTCCCGTCAGCAGCATGGTCGTCAGACACCAGAGCGCGCGATGACGAATGCAATACGGGCATTGCAGATGATCGGCCAGCAGTGGGCCGAGAGTGGCGTGGACGGTATTTGGATCACATATGAAGCGCTGGTGGCGCATTCCCAGCATACGATCCACTGGCTGATGCACTGGTGTGATCTTCCGATTCCGACGGGGGTCAAGATCAAGGATGGCAATGCCAAATATGTCTGAAACTGTTTTGAATCTGGGCGCTGGCAACTCGCCGCGTGAAGGCGCCATCAATCATGACATCCGGAAACACCGATCAGAGATCGATATTGCCTGGGATCTGAACGATTTGCCGTGGCCATGGGACGATGAGAGTTTTGATTTGATCATCGCCAAAGCCGTACTGGAGCATTTGCGCATCAATTTGATCGAGAGCGTAAATGAATGTTGGCGGATTCTAAAGCCAGATGGACGAATGTATTTGAAGCTTCCCTATTGGAAACACGACAACACCTATCTGGATCCGACGCATTATTGGCGGTTTGCGCTCGAGACGCCCTATGTTTTCGATCCAGCGACCGACTATGGTCGCAAATATGCATTCTACACTGATCGCAAATGGAAGATCATCAAGGGGCCGTATCTGAACAACGCTAAGAGCTCGATCCTCGTGACGATGGAGGTTCGAAAGTGACGGCATGCGGAATCGTGTTGTTAGGCGAGGATGACTACATCGCAGCGAAGGCGAAAAACACCGGGCTCGGGGTGACGATGGGCGAATATGGCGTTCCTCCCTATGACAAGACGCTTTTCGTCAAGCCGGGCGTGACAGTGCCGTGGGACTTACTCACGGCGGCATGGCATTTCCTTGATCGCTGGGATGCCGCGGTGCCCTTGTGGCGCTATGGCACCAATGCCTGCGATGTGGGCTCGAAAGAAGAGCGGAAGCGGACCCAGGCCGTAGTGCGTGATCTGCGCGTGCTGCTCTATTCATATGAGCTGCTCTTTGTGCGCGATAACGACGCCGGCCAGGCATTGATGGCGGCGTTTGTCGAGGAGCTCGAGGAGAGCTCAGAGCCGCGATTTGCCTTTCTGCGGGCCTTCTATCGCGTCAAGCCACGGCTGTGCGTGCTGCCGCGGTCGTGGCTCGCTGAGATCCACGAGCAGAGTAAGCGTGCGCAATGGAAACGCAGCCGCGCACATCAATTCGCGGGACGCCAGCTGGTCGAGGTCGAGATCGCGCCGGGGCGATATATCAAATGTCATAAGGGCGATGAAGAGAAGGTGAGGGAGCAGTTTGCGCGCCGGCTGGGCGGCCGGCGAGGGAGGCGATAGATGCCAGTGGTGACCAGTCGGGACGATTGGCCGGTCGTGCGACATAGCGGAGGGCCGGACCTGGTGCGCGTGCAGATCGGGCCGCACAGCTACGTCAAGCAGCGCCCGCCGAAAGAGGACAAGATGCGGCGGTCGCAGGCGGACAAGCGGGAGAAGCCGAAAGAGGACAAGGCGGAGGAGATAACCCAGCCGGCTGATGATTTCACCGAGCTCCCCGGAGTGGGAATGGCAACGGCCGAGGCCCTCCAGGAACATGGTATCCACACATTTGACGAGCTGATGCAGGCCGACGTCAGTTTCCTGAGCACCCGGGCCCGCGAGGTCGTGGAGGCATGGCGCAATGGCTGACTTCTGCACACAGACGGACGTGGAGAACCTGCTACAGATGGAGATCACCGAGGCTGATCAGATCGCGGCTGTGGCACGCGCGATCACTGAAGCGACGGAGGCCATCCGCAATTACTGCCACCAATACATCGAGCTGGTGACCAATGAGACCATCACGCTCGACTG